CGCCTCATTGCCAGCCTCAATCGTCTGGGTTTCTGCGGCCTGAACCGGCGGCTGCTCGGTCGTCGTGCTCACAGACTCGGGATTCTTGTCTCCAGTCTCCATCGCTTTCTCCTTATTTGCTGCCGCTCTGGCGGCCACTTGTGCACTCGTCTTGTCGTCCGCGCCCAGGTCCACGAAGCTGATCTCGCCCAGTGTCGCCTTGCGGACTACGTTGACCGGGCCGGTAAACTCCCGGCCATTCACCAGCATGAGCTGGTTTTCCTTGACGAACTCGAACTCGTCGACGCTCGCACCGATCGACGCCTGCCAGGGGAAACCGTTCCGCGACGAGATCACGACCTCCTTGGCCGTCGGCGTGTCCCGCGACACGACGCCGGTGGCTACAAGCTGCCCGTTCTCCACGCGAATGGCGTCCGTATGGCCGACGCCGTTGTTGGCGTCGTGCCCGAACCGGATCGGCCGGCCCTGCGACGGGATCGCCAGGCCGGCCAGGTCGATGACCACCGGGTAGCGCCAGCCGGCGATTCGCATCGGACCGCCGGTGTAGGCCACCATCCGAAACCGCGGCAGCCCGGGCTTGCCGTCACCGGCCTCGGCGGCCTCAATCTCCATCCGGGCCACGAGCTCAAGCGGCCCGACGGCGTTCACTGAGTTGCTCTTCATCGTCGTTGTTCTCCTGAGCGGACTGGGCGACGGTCTGTTCCACCGTCAAGCCCAGTTCCTTCATCAACGCTACTTCCTTGCCCCGCTGACGCAGCTCGGCCTCCCAATCCCGTCCCTGTCGCGCATACTCGTAAGCAAGCGTGGTCGTGTGGCTGGTCAGTTTCGTGGCCTGGGCATTGGCCTCCTTGGCCGGATCGACGTGTTCCTGTCCATCCCAGAACCACTGGTGATCGAGATCGCGGAAGGTGAGCGTCCTCACGCGGAGCGGAAGGAAGTCCGAAATCAGTATCGCCTCGTCGAGCCAAGCCTTAAGCACGCGGTCGAGCACGACCGTGCCGAGTTGGGCTTGATCCACGCGGATGGACTTGTAGTACGTCTGGTGATCGAGCCTGCCGGATGCGTAGTTGTAGCCACTGCTGTTGCCAGCCGCGACGTTGAACGGCATATTCAGGCAGCGGGCAATTTCGTTGAGGATCTCCTTCTTGAACTCGCCATACGTGGTCGCCGGCTGCTCGGCCGTGATCTGCCCGAGCTTCCAGCCACCAGGCAGCACGGTTGCCATCCGCCGCTCCAGCTCGACGATGTCCATCGGCTCGACGGCATCGGCCTCGCCGTTGGGCGGGGCATCCGTGTACAGCACAGCCGCGAAATCGGCCGCCGTCTCCGCCGCCGCGATGACGGCCAGCGTGTATCGCCGCAACTGGGCGAACAGCGGCAGCGCCGGCGTGATCTCCGGGATCCCCCGGTGCTGGCCGGGCCTGTCTACTCGGAAGTAGTGGATCACGGCCGAGGCCGGCACGGGGTCGTAGTCCAGCGGGTATCGCGTCAACACGTCGCCCGGATGTGACCGCAGTATGTGGTACTCGATGGGGTTGCCGTAGCGGTCAAATACGATACCGTCGACCTGGGCCGAGAAGCGGCGGTCGGCATCGGGGGTCGTCACCTGGTCCGCCTCGAGCAGTCGCAGGTCGAGTTTGACCGGCGAGTCGACGGCCGGGTTCGCCGTCAGCAGCCCGAAGATCTCCCCGTCCTGCGCCCGAGCCATCCGCATCGTGCGGAGCCTGGCCGGCAGGGCAACCGCCTCTGCCCAACGCATGAACTCCGCCTCGACCCGGCGGTTGAGATCGGGATCGTCCGTGAGCAGTTGCAGCCGCGGCCCGGTACCCACGCAGTCGTTGGCCAGGGTGAGCACGATCCCCCGGGCGTAGCTGTTGTTGGCCACCTCGTATCGCGAACGGCTGCGGAGGACCCGCCGGACGACGGGCGAGTTGGCCGCGTCGGCCGACAGCAGGTCGGCGTTTGCCCAGTGCCGGCGGTTCTCGTCCGTGGTCACCGCCGCGTCGTACCGGGCACGGAGCGAGGCCAGGCGGCAGGTCACCGGCCGCAGAATGCGTCGAGCCAGGCTCGAACCGCCCGCCGCCGGCTTCCTGTCGCCTGACGCCTCGCGCCTCAGGCCGCTCCTTAGCCACTCCCAAACCACGTCCACCTCACTCCGTTCCCGGTGGAACCAACTTCTTGAAGGCCACGCCGAGGCCCTTGCCCCGTGATGCCTTCTTGCTTTCCAGATACCGATCCGCCTCGATCTGGTCCGGCAGGCTGTGCTGCTGCGTCCGCACGCCGTCGACTTCAGCCTCTGCCGGCCCTGTGGCATTCTCGCGGATCGCGTTTTCCAGCGACTCGGCCATTTCCGACACCAGTTCCTCCACCCCTCTATATCTGCAGCCGGCGACAATCTGTCCCTCGGGCCATCTTTTTCGACGACGCGGCGATCGATATATCCTCACCTACCTACATCTGCACGAAGCCTCCGTGCGTCGCATGTCAACTCGATGAAAAGTTTCTGGAGATGCCGCCCAAACAGAAACGCCGCACAGGTGTACAGCCCTGTACGGCGTGCAGTTGTCGGTCTGGCGTTCGGCCGGCGATCAGCCGCCGACCGCCCGCCTCCGGGAACACCCGGCCTAGTTGTCTACTGCATGTATACCAGACAAATGAAGCCGTTCAACGAGGATTCATCCTTGGGATGAGAATCGTTACACATCTGGACCTGCCCCTGCCGACTTGGCCGCCGAGGGCGGATCTAGTCACCTCAGCCGCTAATGACCAAGCTCACCGCCAGCCGCCGATAACCCGAAAGCACCGGCAGACAATCCGGCGTTCGACAACCAAGACGTATCGGCCATCACAGTGGCTCGCGGCTGTTCGGTGCACCGATTGGCTAGCCGGCGTTCAGCTTGAGATTCACGGCGACGACCTACCGAAAATTCAGGTGACAATAATCGGCGATGCGACCCACAGTATGTTTTGCGAAGTTCAAGTCTTTGTACTCGGGATTCGCAATGCCTGGGTTAATTCGTTTCCAAATTCGCTCGTCCAGCCGGTCTGAGTGGACTACCATTGATGGTTTTCCGAGGGCTGTCGCTATCCCGTACTCAAACGGCATCCATGGCGAAATACCGAACTGTCCACCATCGGTCGCCAGACCATCGTCGTGGTGCCATATCCCAATGAAATAGTCGGCCTGGGAGATCATGTCACGAACCGCCTCAGTGATTACTTCCGCTCCACGCGGATCGTAGATCAGTACGTTGTAATTCTCCTTCAGAGACTCCTCAACCAGCCGAGCATGTGCGCGTGCATAATGTGGAAAGGACAGGAAAACAGACGGTTTTCTCTTTTCGATCGCTGCTTGCACAAGCTCTAGCAGACGGTCCACTTCGGCATCGGCCCCTGCCAGCGCAGCTCGTGCCTCCTTAGCCCTACTCAGGAGGATGTCGTCTATGTCACGATCTGTAGAGGAGGAATCGGCCAGCTCTGACGTACCCTGAATTGGGATTCTACGACTGGAGGAGGATTTGCGCTTAGGATAAAGAGTTCCGCCAACCTCGAATTCATACGGCGCAAAACCTCGTAACTCGTAAAGTCTATCGCATGAGGACAGCCGCTGGGCGACCCAGGCCGCCTGATCCTCCACAGTAGTACCGGGTATGCGGTCGGATCCTCTGTACTCCAACATGACCTCCCACACGCTCCGGTCGGGTGAGGTCTTCCGGAGCAAGCTGGTGAGAATGTTAAAGCTCTCCCCGGCCAAAAGAGTGCTGATAGCGGCCAGAGCTCCCGGGAGATCCCTGTGATAGAAACCAAGGTGCAGGATTCTAGGAATCAGGCTCGGCCGCGGAAAGAAGACCCTCAGGACTCGCTCCTCAGTTTCGGAGAGCAGCACATAATGCAGATCATCGCCCGGGCTCGTTCCTAGATGATTGTGAAGCGGTCCAAGGATTTCCGGCGGAATTGGGATGCGTATCTGTAGTGGATGAGACGGGTCCCGTTGCACCTTTGTGGAATGGTGTGGCCGAACGTGATGTGCGCCGAGAGGTCGAATAAACAGCCGTGGAAGCTTGGTGTGGCCAACTTCCTCCCAGACGATAAGGTGCCCGCATTGGGCCATGATGCACTCGAACAAGCGAACGCATCTTGCGTCCCTTAGAGGAAAAAGGGATTGCCAATCTGAGTATCGCTGGCGCTGTAAGGGCGTAGATTCGTGAGGAGGGAACGACGAAGACGACCAATCCACCAACAAGTTTACCGAGTGGTGATTGAGGCGGTTAATCGCAGAGCTTTCCTCTAACTCTATGTTTATTCCGAGAAGGGATATTGCATTCAGCAGGCGTTGAACGACCCCAGGGCGGTCTTTCATTGTGCAATGCACATGAGCCATCTCCGAGACTGAGTACTCATATGGCGTAATGAACAGTTCGGAGTGCTCGCCACCACTCGGAAGTATGATGAGGCCGACATTCACGGCGGTGTCTGGCAGAAGGCCCAAGTGTCCCGTGTGGAATGGCGGCACGAGGATGGCGTTTTCGTGGGTTCTTTTGAGGTAGTCTAGGACGATCATTGGAGCACCTCTTTAGCCGTCATATGCGAATTGGCGCATGATGGTCCGGCTAACAGTAATTGGGCAGGCGCCGTGGCCATCGTTCCTCGGCACGTGGGTACAGATTAGAGT